AGCAAAGAGGAGGCTCAGCAACTGTTAAACAGTTTCCTGTTGGGCGGTAGGCGGACTCTTTCAAAGAAGCGGCAAGAACGTTTGAGGAACCATCATGAAAGACTGTGGTAGCTTTGTGAAAGTTGTTTGCGGGCAAGTTTCGCACTGTTGTAACGGGGACTTTTGCGACGATTTAGAGTCATTTCCATTTCCTCACGTATTTCAATTAATTGAACGAGTTCATCTTTGGTCATGTAGTTACCTCGGTCTTTATGCATTCTGGCGCAGTAGAGTCTTACTCCTTTTTTCCAGAGTTCAAAGTCTTTTCTCTTTTTTCCTCTTAACGGAAATTGTTCAAAAAACTCAACGAGTTTTAGGCAATCATAACCGTGTACTCGAAGAGCTTTGTAAGGTTTCGCTTTTCCATGAGAGGGAGAAATTATGCCTACTCCTAAAAAGTCACGCATCTTTTGCAAAACTTCTTCATCACCGAGCTTATCCATCTGCCAGAGAGGATAAACACTTACTCCAAATTTATTCTTTGAAGCTTTTGATATCGACAAGACAAAACATGAATCAGCATCCGCTTGACCTGCAACGTAATTTCCAAATTCTCGGTCTTCCCACATTTCAATCACGAATTATTAATCAGTTGATTAAATATTTAACATTTGCGAGTAAAATGAGGATAGAGACCGAAGATGACTGACTGGATTAAAAAGGCTCTAACCAAAACCGTTCAGCGTAAGGGCTCTAGGGGAAAGACAGAAATTATTGTTGTGCAGCCGAATGAGAAGCTTGTGTTGGGCGTGAAATTCGCGATTGGCATGACTGTTTGTCTATCAGCTCTCGAGATAGCGCACATGGCTTTTCTGGGCTCCTGGAACTCTGAAGTTTTTGCTGCCATAACGGGCTTAAGTGGAACGATAATGGGAATTTTTGTGGGGCAGAAGGCATGAAGGGTAAGCCCTGGACATGTGAGCAGGAGAAGCAGCTTCGAGACCTTGTGACTGCAAAATCTTCCATTGATGTTATTGCTTCCAAGCTGGAAAAGAGTCCTGAGGCTGTGCGGAAAAAGATTGAGAGACTCGGATTAGAAGTAGTTGACCTTAAGGGGTATAGGACTACTACTTTAAAGTTGCCGAAGGAATTACCTAGCATTGAAGAGGCTCTCCGGATTTTGGCTGGTGCTTTAAAGGCTGCTACCGAGCATGGACTTGACAAAGTTGAAGTTCAGAGACTTCAGGTTGTGGCTACCCTTGCCCGGACCTATAAGGAGCTCCTAGCTGACTATATCAATTATCGTGAGATTGAGCAGAAATTGATTGAGTTGGAGGCCAAATATGCAAAACTTGCAGAGAAAAAGGCCGAGGGCGATGCGTCCAAGCCAGATTCTGCCCCGGTGGTTCAGTCTTCAGCGTAGCGAGAGGCTTATTGACGCTGCTGAGGTTACAAAGGCTGTAAGTCTAAGTTCTGATCCTGTAGAATTTTTCAAGCAGATCGTGGGATTTAAACCCACGAACTATCAAGTATACTTTATTAAATTGTTTTTGGAGAATCAATTCATAGCTGCTCGTTGGTGCCGGCAGAGTGGAAAAAGCTGGATTATCTCTGCCTTGCTTCTTTGGTTTGCAATCACCCATCCAGATACCTACATTGCTGTCGTGGGTCCTTCATGGCGCCAAGCAAAACTTGTTATCAGACGAGTAACTTATTTTCTGCGCAAGTTGCCTCCAGGCATGTACTTCAAACCCCTTAAGACGACTATTCACTTCACGAATGGAAGCGTTATTGAGGCTTTTCCAAACAATCCTGACACAATCCGTGGGCCTACCTTACATCTTGTCTACTGTGACGAGATGAATTTTCTGCCGAATGATGAGGAAATGTATGATGCGATACTCTTCACATTGGGCACAACTAACGGCAAATTCGTGTGTAGCAGTACACCATGGACTAGTGATAGCATTTTTTGGAAAATCTTTAACCATAAATATTTCAGCGATTTCGCCAGAAGCCACGTGACCTGGCAGGATGCAGTTGAGCCTAATGGACCATTGAAAAAGAATATTCTTGAGAAGATTAGAAAGCAGTTTGAAGAGGATCATGCTAGATGGAAAAGGGAGATGGAGGCGGAATGGGCTGAGGATGAGGATGTTTGGCTTTCACAAACACTAATTACGAAACGTATTGGCACAATCAAAGAATTAGGGTTCGAAATTGAACTGTATTCTTGGGAAAGCACTCAACATGGAGAGTTTTATGCTGGCCTTGATCTCGGAAAACATGATGATTATTCTGTTTTTGTGGTCATTGAAAAGATTGGGGATAAGTTTGTTTTGAGGCATCTGAAAATGTGGCCGCTCGAGACTAGTTATGCAAGTATAATAGGCTATGTTAAGGCATTGCAGGATCGCTGGGGCGGCTTCCAAAAACTAAGGGTTGACATGACAGGTGTTGGTGATTATGTTGTTGAAGATATGAAAAACGGGGGTATCGAAAATGTTGAGGGTGTAACTTTCACTTTGCCGCGTAAACAAGAAATGGCAAGTTTACTTAAGCAACGGATGGTCGATCAGAGGTTTTGGTTCCCTTATTTCACTTGGGAGAAGCCATATCGAGGCGAATATGTCACAGAATTGAATGTTGAACGGTTTCAACTTCGCAAAGATGGCACCATAGCTTTTAGCCACCCGAGGGGGACTCATGATGACTGCTTCTGGAGCACAGCCCTAGCGCTTTATGCAACTGTTGAAATGCAACCGGAGACGTTTTTGGCAGTGATTCCTCGCAGGGCCAATAAATTGCACAGGGTCCGTAAGGAATTGGCGAAACGTAAGGTTATGGGTGATGGCCGCTAAAAACTTGTTTTACCCTATGCTTTTGTAGCCCCTACCCCCTATCCTTTTTTTCGATTCTTCGTCTCCAAGGCAATTGATTTGGTAAGCCTTTTTCACTTTAACTTATCTCTCTCCCTGAGGGTTGAAGGTGTCTTTTCTGCAATGGAATTTTAAGCTTCGATGATAGAGTATTTATGGAGATTCTAGCTTTGAGAAGGCGCCGGGAATACTTCCGTATTCAGAAGTTTCGCCGTGTCTATGATAGGAGCCAGAATAAGTTTACGTTTAATATTGCTTATGAGACAGCTACTAAGTTTACGCCCAGGAGCATCGCCGTCGCTGAAGCGTTTGGGTTAGGCTTAGATCAACAGCGTAAGTTTGTTATTTTGGATAATGTTGAGTTAAAGATAAGCCCTAACGACATTGTCTTGATCACTGGTGATAGTGGCAGTGGTAAAAGCGTGTTACTGCGAGCATTCCTGGAGGATCTAGGCGATGAAGCTGTCGACATGGCTCAGGTTCATGTTGCTCGTAGTAAGCCGTTAATTGAAACGGTTGGCAAAACTGTTGAAGAGGGCCTCGAGTTCCTTAGTCGTGTCGGATTGAATGACGCCTTTCTGTTCTTACGTACGTACGATCAGTTGAGCGATGGCCAGAAATATCGTTATCGTATTGCCAAAATGATTGAATCTGGCAAGCAGTGGTGGGTTATGGATGAGTTTTGCGCTACATTGGATCGTGATACTGCAAAGATTGTAGCTTTTAATGTTCAGAAGTTTGCCAGGAGCTTGGGTAGGGCTGTTGTTGTGGCTACTACGCACCTAGACCTATTCGAGGATCTGAAACCTAGTGTGCATGTGCACAAGCGCTTCGGCAAAGAAATAACTGTCAACTACTATCCGAATGAAGCTGCTAAAGAGTGCAGTCTTGTCAAGGAAATGCGGATAGAGCCTGGCATTCGTGATGATTGGCGTCGTTTGGAAGAGTTTCACTATCGTAGTCCAAATTTGGGTGCGGTTCGTGAGATCTATGGCTTGTGGCGTGGCTATGAATTGTGTGGTGTGATTGTTTATAATTATCCGCCGATGACTTGCATGGGTCGTAATCTTGTTCTGCCGAAGATGACTCCTAAAGAGTTGAATAAGAAGCTGAGCATTATTAGTCGTGTCGTGGTACATCCGA